TTAGGAATTAATGTTCCATCATCATTATATTTTTTCCAACCATACCATTGAGGTATATCTGTATTGAATGTCGCTAATGCTTTTTGTAAATAATCCATCTTATGTATCTCCAATTCTTATAAATGTAAAACTTGTTGCGTTGTATGTAGTTAAACCTTCTATTTCAACTCCTGATGCCGAATCAACAGATGAAAATCTTACTTTAACATTTGATGTATCTGTAACATCAACTAATGTTTGAGAAAAAACATGACCTCTAAATCCACTGCTACCAACATCTCTTGCTTTAGCTGTAGCATGAAGATTATATGTTGAGTTATTTGTTGTAACTTCTGTATTAACACCAGCATAATTAAAATTAGTTGTATAAACATTTGCTTGAACTAAAATTAACCAAATACCAGTTGAAGGAAAAGTAAAGATACCTGATGATTGTGTCATTCCTGTTCCAAGATAACCTTGTCCTGTTGTATCAACTCTTTCTAAATTACTTGTAATTGGTGTTAAGGTAGAAGTAACATTTGCATTTAATCTCCATTGGTCTATTTCAGTAATTCCACCACCAGCAAAATTGCTTTTCTGTACTTTTTTTAATGAAGTAGCACTTGTGTCATATACTAAAATTAAATCATCATCTGCTGGAGTTGTATCTTCAGTTTGACCAGTAATAACTGAATTTGCAAGTTTGGCATCTGTAATCGCACCATCTGCAACTGTAGTTACTAATCCTGTTCCATAATGAAAGATAAAGTCATTTGTAGAAGTTGAAGGAATGGCGACACCAAAGTCTATGGTTGAACCTGATACTGAAAAGTTACCAGCTTGTACCACACCATCAATAGAGATTTGTAATGAGTTTGCAGAATTAGGTGTAAAGTTTACGCTGTTCTTTTGTAGCGTATATGATGAAGAACCATCAAAAGTTATAACATCTAACTTTTCTATGTTGCTTAACTTATCCGTTCCTCTGCCAATATATGCCATTATTCTTTATCTCCTAACATAGTGTTCCATACAGATTTAATTTCATCAACTGTTGTCGCTGTATCTACTTGGTCTGGTAAATCTCTTAATGTGTTTTTGTCTGCAACGATTTGAGTTGTACTGTTACCTTGTTCTTGTGCTTTAATAAAATCAACATCAAGTTTTTCTAATGCTGGTTTTCTTGCAACTCTTATCTTTTCTTTCCAAACATCTTTGGCTTTATTAATATCTATTGTTATCATTCGCCAACTCCATCTGTTAATTCTGCATCATCAATAGTCCAAGCATCTCTATATGTTCTATCGTTTGATATTTCTGATGCATTTACTATTTTGTATTTTAATCCAGTAGGTACATCTTTCTTTGCAATTTGTTCTATTGTTAAACCACAATTTGCTGGAATAATTATACTTATTGTTCCATCTGTGTTATTATATATTATTCTTTTATCCATAATTTTTACCTAAATATTGCCGCATATATAAATTTATAATCTTGATTACTACTATCAACATTTCTAGTTCCAACTCTTATTGACCCAGCCGCAGGAGTAAATGTTTTTTTTGGTGCGGCAAACATAGAATGGTCATTTCCAGGAACACCATCTTGGTCTCCATTACTACAAGTACCAACAACTGCATAATTTGTATCTTCCATAGCTGTTGTAAAATTAATTGTATAATCACCTGACCCATTGTCAGTTATACTTGTAACATTTCCACTATCTCTTATTGAAACTGTATCTCTACCATTAAAATTAACCCATGCTCTACAAGCATAAACAGGTGCAGAACCACTTGCATTAAATAAAGTTAAAGCATCACTATCTGCGTAAGATGATACTGTTGCAAATGTATTATCACCTCTTAAAAATGTAGTAGCGTCTTTTGTACCTGTAGCGGCTAAGTCAGCAATTTGTACTGTACCATCTTCAATGTCTGCACCTGTGAGTGCTTTATCTGCTGGTTTTGAACCTATATAAGCCATGAACAACTCCTGTTGTTTATTTCTTTATACGAACATAGTGAGTGTAAAGCCATGTTATTCTCCTTATGAACTAATTGCATCTACAGTTGATACCCAAACATCTAATGATGAAGCTGTGTCAGATATAACCTTTAAAGCATCTCCAGATTGAACCACAAATTTAGCACCACCATCAAGAACTTGAAGTGATGAACCACTTGGGATTGGAGCATCTTTAACTAGGTAAATATCATTTGCACCATCATTGATATATACTGATGCGACAACAGCAGAACCTGTAACATTAGCTACTGAAATACCTACAACTGTGTCATAGCTATCAGCAGTAAATAATGTTGCAGCACTTGTGCCTACATCATTGCTTGTATATCTTCTAAAGTTTTGTGCCATATTTATCTCCTATATTATAATGCGATTGCCATAGCAATAGCGAATCCTGGACTTGCTGCGTCTATGTTTGTTAATTGACTACCATCAACAGCAGGTAGTTTTGCTGTTCCATCTAATTGTACTACATTGTTTGCAGAAGTTCCAACATCTTGAGTTGAAGCTGTGCCTAATCCTGTAATCTTAGTATTAGCTATAGAATTAACAGCTAAGTTAATTGTTCCTGAATCTGTAATCGGTGAACCTGTTACTGTAAATTCTGAAGCACCAGCATCTGCTACAGCAACTTGAGTTACTGTTCCACCTGATGATGGGAATACTTGTGTAAAGGTAATATCAGAAGTACCTAATGTTGCAGAGGTATCTGTTGTGCAAAGGAATAAATCATCTGCATGAGTATCACCTTCTTGAACAACTACAATTTGTCCTGCAAGTTCTGCAATAGAATCATAGTCTGTATTTCTTGAAGCCGTACCACTTACGACTACAGTATAAATACCATTGTCAGCTACAGTCGTTTGATTTTTAACTAAAACCTTATCACCTGTTGCTAATGTAATTCCATCTAAGGTATCTCCATTTTGAAGATCAGCAGTTAGATCAATATTACCAGTTGTTGCAACTTTACAAATAATTCTAGTCTTTAATCCTGCAACTAAATTATCTACATAGATTTTTGTAGCAGCATCTGAATCTGCACTTGGACTTCCTAAACCTGTAACACTTCCACCAGTAATAGATACACCTGAAGCATTTTGAGTTGCAATTGTTCCTAAACCTAAATTAGTTCTAGCTGTACTAGCTGAAGTTAAATCTGATAAGTTATTTGCTTTAACAAGTTTAGCATCTAATTGAGTTTGTATTCCTGATGTTACACCATTTAGATAACCAAATTCTACATTTGAAACTGTACCATTATAAATTTTAGTAGCTTCAATAGCTGCACTAGCATTAATATCTGCATTAATAATAGTACCATCTAAAATTTTTGTTGAAGTAATATTTGAATCTGCAATTTTAGCAGTTGTTACTTGGCTATCTCCAATATGAACTGTGTCTATACTGCCATCAACATACTGATCTGAGTCTACAGAATTAGCAGCCATTTTAGCATTAGTGATTTGAGAATCAGCTATATGTATTGTATCTATAGATCCATCTACATATTGATCTGAATCAACTGAGTTTGCTGCCATCTTAGCATTTGTAATTTGTGAGTCTGCAATATGAGCTGTGTCTATTGAACCATCTACATAATGTTCACTATCAATACTATCATCTGCAATCTTTGCATTTGTTACTGCATCTGCACCTAGTTTTGCAGTTGTTACACTTCCATCTGCTAAAGTTGTAGTTCCAACAATTCCAGCAGGGATAGATGAATTAGTTGCATTTAAGATTGATAAATAAACTGTAATAGATTCGTTTTGAATAGCACCACTATCTAAAGTTACATTAACAGTTGTATCTGTTGAGAATGATGAAGAACTAATTGTTCCATAAACTGTTCCAGTTGAAGAACCTGTAATTTTAACTCTACGATTAGCATGATAGATTGAAGTTACATCAACACTAGCTACTGTAAAAGAAGTTGCACTAGCATAAGCAACAGTAAAAGATGCATCACCATCACCATAGATAACCCATTCAGCATCGTTATACCATTCTCTAATGTCAGCTAATAAACCTCTAAATGCATTATTAATATTTGAAGGTAACATACCTTCTGCAATACTAATACCACCTACTGAAGTGTTACTTGCTGCTGTTGTTGAATAATCTTTTATACCTGCCATATTAACTCATGAACCATGTAAAAACTTTATCAGTTTCTACGTTGTTTTTATTTATTAAACTATTAACAGATTCTTCTAATTGTCTTTGGAAGAACTCTTGTGTTTCAAAAGAATATCTAACATTGTCGATATCTCTTTCTATTACATCTGCCATTATCTTAATCCTGCTTTACTTGCTATTATATCAATACCTTGTGCGTGAGTAAACAAAGTCCCAGAAGGTACTTTTACATTAGCCCTAAAATATCTGCCAGATTGTCTAACTGGATTAACACCTGTACTATTCATACTAACAGAACTTGATTCTACAGGAGTATCAGCTAATCTATCTCTAGTTTTAATTGTAACTGTAGCTTCTGCATCTACAATAGGTCTAACTTGTTGTACATTTGCTCTGAAATTAGGGAATATTTCAAATTCAGTTGTTTCTAATTCTATTTCATTTGATGTACCAGAATAGATAGCTGCTTTATAATTATTGTCTATTGCACCTAAATATAATTGTCCACCAGACCAAAAGTCAGTATCTAAAGCTATATTGATATTTTCTAAGTTTTGAGAAATAATATCCATAAGTTCTACAGTATATGCTCCCACAAATTGTGAAAATATAAATGATGCATTAGATTCAGCTAATGACCATTTTTGTGTAGCATAGTTATAAATTAAAAGTCTATCGCAAATCCCTGTAGTATTACTATCGTTTTGTACAGAAGGATAAAGCCATAAAGCTAATTGATTAAATGGATCTACTGCTGCACATATACGATCACTAAATGCTTTGTTTAAATCTAAATCAAAAAAACGATTTACTTTTTCTGCTCCAATAGGAATAATCGTATCTCCATTAATTTCAAAAAAACCATCGTCTGCATAAAAAAATACTTGTCTATTATCTTGGCATACAGTTTTTCCATAAACTGCTCCTCTATTTGGTGATACAACTGAAAATCTAAATATTGTTGCTCCACCTACAAAGTCCATACGAACTATTTGATTTTGTCTAAATACATATCCAACTTCTCCAGATGTTATAGCAACTATTTCTCCACCTGATCCAGGTAAGTCTTGTTGATCTGCTAATTTTTTACCAGAAGTCCAAGTTGTAATATCATTAATACCAGACCATTGTACTCTGTTTTGATTTGCTGATTGATTACCTGTAACTAAAAAATCTCTTATGACTCCTGATGTTTTAAACACTGGTGGTGTTCCATCAGTTGCAATACTAGATAAATCTGCAAAGTTAGTTGATGTACCCATTAAATAATATTGAGGTGCATCTATACCATTACTTGCAATAATATAATTTCCAAATTGTGAAAATGTCCAATAGTCTGTATTTGTTCCAGTAAGAGATCCTTTTCTAGAAGTAAATGTTCCACCATCTAATTGATAAATGTCAGTATTGTTTGCAACAAAGTTGTATACATTACCTGCATTATCTCTGAATGAACCACCACCTCTGCAATCAGTTCCAATATCATTAGTAGAATAATTAACAAGAGAAGGAAATCTTTTATAAGACTTAGCAGCATAATAAACATTTGTAGCTACGTTTGCACCTGGATTATTGTGTTTAGGTTGATCAGGTAGCCATTCTCCAAAAGGAACTTGCATATGATATCCTAACTAGATGCTTTTCTACGATAGAAAGATAAATCTGTTCCCACATCTGTTCTTTGAACTGTAGGTGCAGCACCATAACTATCTGTTCTATCATTGTTCTCACATCTTTCCATTGCAGCTTGATACATTCCTAGCCATTGTTGTTGTTGGTTAGGTTCGATACCCCCCAAGAAATTAGATGCATGATACAAACTACCATAAAGGTAAATAGAAGGATGGCTTGAAAGAATATAATTAGTAGAAACTGAAGCAGATAAAGAAGGAAATTCTTTATAGTATTGTAAATATCCTGTATACGATATGTCAGGCGATGGAGCAAATCTAAAACTTTCTGTACCATTATCTGATTCTAACGTATAAACTCTAGGTAATCCAGAACTAGAAGCACCTTTTGTTTTAAACATATTTGCAGGTGATATATATTCTAAATTATATTTAGTATCTCCAGATAATATATAAAAAGATCGAGCTGCTATAAAACCTTCTGGAACTTCTATTGTTTCTGCATTAATAGTAATAGGATCTATTTGTTCCATTTGTCTAATTCTTAATTTAGCATTAAAGTCAGCTTCACATAATGCAATAAAATCTCCAGATATCTCTGAAGTTAAATCAGATCTATTAAGCCAATTAGCTATTGATGTTTTTAGTTCTGT